CCAGAAGGTAGATTGTAAAACCTTACCTCCATTTAATCCGCCTGTTGCAGATAAGAAAGGAGTTCTTTGACCACCTACACGGAATAGCTCCCCAGAAAAGTTATTAATATTCTGGGAGTAAATTGCGTTACCTGTCAGAGTAATCTCTGCCATTTTACACCTCCGTATTGTGTCGTATTAAATTCTTTTACTTATTTTTTTTGTTGTTCCATAGCATTTAACCTAGCTCTAAGTGAATCTTTAACAGACGCACCTTGTAATGCTTTAGCTAATTGCTCATTAACATCAAGAGGTATCTCTGAAGTAGAATTTGCATCAAGTGCAGCTACTCTAGCACGTGCATCATCTTGTACAACCGGTGCAGTTTCAGATTGTGGTATAACCTCTATCTGTCCTGTTGGTTCAAAACCATACTCGTCTTTAGCAAACTGTGAGATAGACTCTAAATCTACAGGTCCATCATACACTTGTTTTAACGCTTTACCGAAACCTTTGTCAGTAGACAATCCTAACTTACCAAACACATTGTTAATTTCTTTATCTTTAAAAGAAGCTAACTCTGCCTCTAGTTTTTTGATAGTATCGTCTTTTCTATCAATTGTTTCTCTCATTTGTTTTACACCATGTTCTTGCGGTGCATCAAATTCTTCCATACTGTACCTCCACTATGTATTAACCTATCAGACAAGACCATAGGCATCTTGCCGTGGTGCTACCTTTACCACTTGACCTGTATCTCTGGTAGCTATAAGCTACAAGTCCATTACTCTACGGTTTTAATACGAGCTTTCTACGTAGGCTTTGAAAGCTGAATGCAGGTCTATTAGCGGACCACGCAACGCCTAACAAATATTATAACAGATTATGTAATAAGTCCAGTAACTTTACCATCTTTTTGTGCAGCACCTAGACTTAATCCATATGTAGAAATTAGTTCACTTTCAATACGTTTAATTCTATTTGTAGAAGCTAAATCACCTAATGATGCAGCTTCTAATGTTTCTAAATCTAACTCTCTACCAATTGTTCCAGCTTTAGTTATAAAATCACCAGCTGTTTCGTATAGTTTTCTAGCTGATTCTACGTTCATACCTTGTTTTTTAAGTTTATTAAACTTAGCAAATGAGTAACCAAATCCTCTAGATGTAGCTTCTGCTGCAATATTAACTGTTTCAATAGTACCTGTTAATACTTTATCTTCTATATCTGGGTTAATTAATGAAGCAAATATAGTTGCATTGTCAGCTTCTATACCCATTTGAGTTGCAAATAATTCTTTTACTTCTGGTATTTTGTCAATAACATTGTTGTAGACAAAGTCTATTCTTTGTTGAAATTCTAATGGAGAAGTAGTTCCAACCATTTGTTTAAATTTTTCTGTAAAATCTGAAAAATCATTAATACCTACTTCTGATAAAGTATTCTTATATGATTCCATAACACCAATAGCTTCTATTTCTGTCATTTTTAAAGTACCATCATCATTCATTAAATAACTAAATTCATCTTGATACTCTTTAGTATTACGTGTATAAGCTAATGCTAAATCTTTATCTCCACCGTATTTAACATATCCTTCTGCAAATTTTTTTACGACATTTGCTGGCATAAAAGAATATAAAGTATTAGCAATAGCCATTGCATATTTAAAATCTACACCACTTGTATCACCTGATGTGGTTTCAGATACTGTTACACCTTTTTCATTTTTACCAAGTGATTCATAATCAGTTGTATATCCTGCATTTTTTAATTCAGATAAAGAATAACCAGTATCTTCTACTTTGTAACGACCATCTAAATCTCTACGATAAATATAAGTTGCCACTATATTCTCCTATTTTGTGTAGGTTCTATATAATCTTGACTTCTTGCAACACTACCACCAAAAGCTTGCATCATATCTTTAGCAAAACTACCAACAACATTTTCTATATTAAGGTTTAATCCTTCATCAATTAAAAATGATTGAGCTTTTAATGCGTCATTTAAATTTACTATTTTATCTACTACATATCCATACTTACCGCCTGGGTCTACTTGCATACCCCAAGTATTGTTAATTGTATTTAATGCACCAGTTTCTATTGTTGACCATTTAAGGTTACGGTCATACTGTGGATACAAAGTAAATCGTAAATCTTTTAAATCTTCTTCAAATTCTTTTGCATATTCAGGGTCATTTCTATATTTACCAGCATGCATTTTCATATTATCTTGATAAGATGCGTGTTGTGCTTTAGGTAAATACGTATCTAAGATTGTTTGTATTTCTGTTTCACCATCTTCAGTTTGTGTAATTTTACCTTTAGCTAGTTGTAAAGCAAAACCTGTATCTAAATCTTCTTCATTACCTGAGTATGGGTCTGTAGCTAAAAGTAACTGACTACGTAAATATCTATCACCCCATCTTTTATAAGTGTATTCACGTGCAACCCATTCTTTAGTTTCATCATCTAAGTCACCTTCCATACCTTCAAGTAACTCATTTACATAAACTACATTAGATTTTATATCTCTATCTAATGCGTCTTGGTCAGAATTATATCTATCAGTAGCAGTAACTTCTTCCATAGACATACCTACTTGATTAAGTACATTACCAAATCTTGTATCATTCTTAGCTAAACTTACAGCTAGATTAGGGTCGTTAAATTTAAAATAATATTCCATAACTATATCTTGATATAAACCATTGTTCCATAATGTTTTATTAGCATTAACAGCTTTGACTTGTGAAGTAAAATCTTCTATTTGATTTGCAAGGTTTACTGTTCCACCAGATTTTATAATATTTCTTTCAGCTTCATCTAATACACCAAGCTCTGTTTCAAAAAAACTTGCATCAACTTCTATTACATTAAAGCTATTTACATAAACTTGGTCATATGCATCTTGTGTAGCTGAGTATGCCATACCATTTGAAATTAAATCATTAAGATATTTACCAGCATCTCCTTCTGTAAAACCTGTTAAAGTTTCTAATGTATACCCATCAGATACATTAAAAACCATAATAGTTCCGTTTTCTAGTGGTACACCTATTTTGTAACTTACATTACCTTCATTAAATTTACCAGTCCAATTACCACCGGGAGCACCAGTTGTATCTACTTCTTCAGGTACATCTCCTATAACAATAAGTACAGCACCGTCAGGAGCATTAATTGTAAGTTCGTCTATTCTACTCATCTATTAAACCTAACTCTTTAAAATCATTATACAACTCTACGCCTTCAGAACCATATTCTGGTTTAATCTTTTCAATTTTTCTAAAGTCATTAATATGTGCTTCATTATAGTACTTTTTATTAAAATTAGTATCAAATTCATTTTGCCACCAACCAAACATAGACTCTTTATTCTTTTCCATTCTAGTGTCATAACCATACATAATATCTAAAAACTTTTTTTCATCATCAGTAATATCACCAAACTGATTATATTCCCATTTTCTTATACCCCATTCTATTGGTGATAAGCCAGTTAATCTTGCTGGTATACCTTGGTCTAACCACCACCATAATGATGTAGCTTTGTATCCTTGATTACCAAGTCTTCTGTTTTTTTCTGTGTTAATTATACGCTCTGCGTTAATTTCTTCCATGTTTTGTGGTACATCTACTTTATCTTTAAACCAATCAGGTAGTAAACCTACTTTATCTAATGTCATATTGACAATGTTTCCCATATCTTGTATCTGTGTCCAACCAAATGCTGATGCTTGCCACAAAGCCCAAGTAAAAGCTTCACGTTTTATAGCATTTTTACCACCAACTATAACTTCTTTACCACCAAGTTTTAATCCTAAGTCTATTGCTTCACCTATAGGGTCTATTATTGTTGCAGCACCTTGTAAAAATACACTAAGTGAACGTCCAATTACTTTTGCAGTCTTTGGATATTGTGTAACTAAATCAGTTACAAGTCCCTTAACACCACCTACATCATCTAATTTACCTGATTCATCTAAACCTTTAACCATTTTCTTTTCATCTGCTGTAGCTTTTTCTAAAAATGTTTCAAATACATTAGGGTCATTTAACTTAGCTGCACCAAGAGAACCACCTTGTTTATTTGGGTCAACAGCTTTTATAATTGTGTTCATAGCTTGTTGTCCTAATTCTTCTGTTCCATATGAACGATTACCAGCAACATTTAATGTTTGAATATTATTATTTATAATCCATTGTCTAAGTTCTACATCTGTAGGATTTTCTATCCAAGGTTTATCACCAGAATAATTTTTAGTTGCACCGTATCCTTTACTATTTCCTTCACCAAACCATACTGTACCATCAGCATTTTGTGCATTAGCTTTAGTTCTATCAGGATAGTATTCAGATTCTATTTCTTCCCATTTACCACTGTCTACAAATTCTTGAAAGTTAGGACTATTGTTACCTTCAGAAACTACTTTAAAACCTTTATTAACTGTACCACCATAATCTAAACCTAATGTTTTTGCAGCTTCAATACCATATTGGTCTACGTTTTTTTGCATACCAGATATTATTTTCTTTAAAGGAAATTCAATAGAACCACCTTGTGCATTTGGTTTCCAATCACTATCAATAATACGCATAATAGTTTCGTCTTGTCTAACATTACCTTTTCTACCAAATGTATCTACAAATGTATATCCTTCTTTTCTTTTAGCAACAGCTTGTTCGTATATATCAGGATTTTGACTAAACCATTGTTTCCATAAATCATCATAAGCATCATAAGAATCTTGCATATTTCCTGGTTGAATTAATCCTGAACCATCAGGTTTACCTGATTTACCAGGACTTCCAGGTGTTCTTTTATTTTTTACAGTATTTTGCCAGACATCTTCAATACTTCTACCAGCATATTCACCTTCACTAAATACAGAATTTTTAGCAGATAATTGTTTACCTAATGGGTCTGTAGATTTACTATCTGTTTGTAATGATTTAAGTTTTTTAGTTTCAATATTAAATTTTTGACTTAATATAACATTGTCAGGTACTTCACTAAACATAGATGCTATTTCACTAGGGTTTTTTCCTGCTAATCCTGTACCTATAGCAGTAACAACAAACTTTTTATCTGGATTATTTTTAGCAAAGTCTAAAAAATTATTAATATATTTTTGTATTTGTGCATTATCTAATACATTTAATTTACCATCTTTAGTTGGTATTCCAAACGATTGTCCTTGTAAACCATATCCCTGTCCTGGAATTGCACCAAAATTATTTCTAGCATCTAATGCAGCACCTTTACCGTGTCTACCTGCTGTGTTACTACCAAATACAAATATGTGATTGTCAGGTAAAGAAGTTATTTTACCTGCATTAGGGTCAAAAAAATCATCGGTAAATTTAGCTTTACCAAGAGAGTTACCTTGTCCACTTGTTTCTTCTTGTGCAATATTTTCTATAATCATATCGTCAGGTATAGTGTCAGGTATTCCTATGTTTGCACGAAACTTTGCAGCACCAATTAAATCAGTAGCTAATCTTTTCATCATAGAAGGGTCATCAGATACTTTTGTAACTACCTCATCAAAGTCTAATATTATTCTATCTATTTCTAATTGAGGTAAACCTAATAATTCAAGTTCTAATAATACTTCTGCTTTTATTGATTCGTAATCCATTATGTACGAAGCATCATTTGTAATATGTCATAATTCATTTTACGTTTTTGTTGAGCTCTACCAGCTAAATCAAGCTCTGCACCCATTTCTTCTTGTTGTTTTTCTGCAAATACTGCAGCAGCAGAATCAATACCAAGTTCTTCAAATTGTTCTGGGTCTGGTTGAAATGTACCTTGTGGTGTTTCAACCATATCTATGTTCTTTATTCTATTATAAGCATTGTTTACTTGGTCAAATTCAGTCCAATAAGATTGTGCTAATGATTTAGACCAGTCACTAAGCTGTTGAGGTGATGGTTGATAACCATAAGTTATCATCCAATAATCTTCTACTGCAGCTTCACGCTCTAATTCACCAGGTATATTGTTCATATATTGAGCTAATCGGTCTTGTGTAGCCAAACGTTCTATAACTTTTTTATTATTATCTACATCTTTTACGTATTCTTGTAAACCATGTCCTAATAATTTTTTAAGAAATAAATCATTACCAGTTAATAAAGCATCATCAGTAAAATATATAGGGTCTTTACTATTTACAATATTGTATTCTGATGTACCAGGTTCAGCATAAAAGTTTGTGTCAATATATAACATTAACTTAGCAAACTCTGTTCTTAACTTATCACTTTTACGTCCTCTAGTACTATCAAATGTACCAGTAGGAACTATTCCTGTTTCTTCTAATAAATCTTGGAATTGCATAATATCTTGTGAAGATATATTTTCTTCATAAACACCTTCCATACCTTCAGGAAAATGTCCACTCCATGCTTTAGTAACGGTATTACCCAACTCATCTGTTTCTATTACATCTAATATTGGTACACCATTAGTATCTACTTGATTAATTTTTATTACAGGTTTTTTAACAACCATATTTTGTAAACCACGAACAAAAATATCTAATTGAATATCTTTTTCTTCCTGAGTTATTGTTCCTGAATCTAATTGTGATTGTAAATTTTGTTCAAAAGCTGTAAGCATTTGTGTAGTAGAGTTACCAGTTACTGTTCTACCTTTATAATCTGCATCTATATTTTTTATAGCTTCTTCAAATGCATCATAGTTATCTGCATCATAATAAGATTTAAGTTGCTGTAGTTTTTCATAACTTACAGATGATTCAGCTACACCACCTTGACGATTTTGTTCTGGATAATAATATTGACCAAAAAATGTAGGCATATTTGCATTCCAAATAGCAGCATCTATACCAAATAAATATGCGTATTCTTTAACTAACTTCTCAAATGGGTCCATTATTTATCCTTACTTATTAAATATATTATCAATAATATCATCTTCGTTTACTTTTATCTGATTAAATGCAGCATAATCAGCATTTAATAATCTTAATACAATGTTATAGTACACGAAAAATCCATCAGGATATTTAGACATTAACTCTTTAGCTTCTCTATCCATACTAGCTCTCATCAGAATTGCATAAGGGTCTTCTGATTTACGCCACCAAGTAGTATTGTATTGTCCTTTAGTTTCAGTAGTGTACTCACCAGATTGTTTTTCTAATTCTCTCCATATAGGTAAAAACTCTAATATAAATTTACCTGCTTCAAGTTCTTTAGCTAGAGGTTCTTTTTCCCATAATTCTGAGATTTCTCTCCAAACATCTTCAGCTTCAGGATTAGTAATTTGTCCATACTCATCTCTATCAAAACCTGTTAAATCTGTTGCTAATGCAGTACGTATTAATTTGTTTAATGCGTCAACATCAGAACCACTTAACTCTGTGCCTTTTTGTTTTTGTAAATAATTATAAGTATCTAATTGTTCTTTAAAACTATTGTATTTAAAGAAACCTACAGTACCGTTTATATACCTTCTATACTCATCAGGTGTTAAATCATATCTACCATTAACAACTTCCATCCAAGTTCTTTCTTCATTAGGATTATCTGGATACATAAATGCATATGATTTAGGTAATCTATCTTTAACATCTTCATTTTCATTCCAAAAGAAAACAGTACGTTTTGTTTTAGGTACTTTACCCATAGTTTTTAAATCTGTAGGTGACAATAAGTAAGTGTGGTCTAATCCATATTTACTAAAGAATTCTTGTGAAGCTGATGTGTAATCATAGTTTTGTTTTTCTAATTCAGTTTGGAATAATTCATACAATGTAGCTAATCCATAATGTACACCATTTTTATCTTTAATAAAATACTCAGGTTTGTAATTACCTGGTCCTATAAACTCACCAATAAAAGTTAATAAAAAATGTACTTGTGCTCTATCCCTAGAGTAATCTAAGAAAGCATCTTCTATGTCTGCTCTAGTTTCTGTATCTTTTTCCCAGTTAACAATGTTACGTTTTAAATATTTATCTAACTTACCTTTTTTATATATCTTGTCATATTCACCAGAAACCATACCAAATCTATAATAATTAATAGTTGCATCAGCTCTCATAGTTTCTATTTCAGTTAAATCTTCACCAGGTTCTCTGTCTATTTCTTCTGAAAATTCAAATACATTAATAAAATCTTTATCACCTCTCCACAATCCTTGAATGTCTATATCTATTCCTTGTGCAAATGCTAAAAATTTTCTCCATGATGCTGACACAGTAGCTACATCATCTACATCTTCAGGCATAGGAAACTTAGATAAAAAGTTTTTAATTTCTCCAGTAACACCTTTACTTGGTAAAACTCTGTTAATAGCTAAAGAAACTAATCTGTTAGTACCAGGAACTTGTGATTGTGCTAATAAGTTAATACTATCTAGGTTTGTTCTGTACTGTACACTCATATTTTCTTGCTCATCTTCTACTAACAAATTACCCATCCAGGCACCCCAAGGAGTTACGAATGTATCTTTGTCAGGATTAAATGGGTCTGGTGCAAAGTAACCTTGTCTATTGTATGTATAGTCACTTGTACCTCTTAAACCTCTAATAGCAAGAGTTCCAGCTCTAAGTGGATATGGATTTTCTGCAACTAATTTACCCCAAGTTTGAAATACCTCAAACCATATTTCAGGGAATGGAAATATGTTTCTAGTTACATCAGATATTTTATGTTGAATACTTGTATCGTATAATAAATCTTTTAAATTTTCTAATGCATATGCTCTAGGCATAGCATCAGCTTCACTAAATACTTTCCAACCATCTTCTTTAGAACCTAATGATGCCTTAGCTTTTAATTGTTTTACAACACTATTAGGAACTTTGTAAACTTCTGCATCTCTAATATATTTTTTCTGTAAAGACCTAGTCATATTGTTTACATTATCAATTACCCACATCCAATAATATTGTTTGAATACAGGTGACCTGTTTAAATAAGCAATAGGTCTACGCATTAATAAATCAAATATCATATTGATACCATCATCAAGTACACTTGTTCTCATAGATTCATCTATTTCTTCAGGTACTCTTACCCAACCACCATTAAGACCTAAACCCTCTGTTTCATCAAATAATTTATAACCAGCATCAATTGCTTTACCACGTTCTTTTTTATTTAATACACGCCATTTACGTGTTAAACCACCACCAGGTTTATCAATATTACCTAAGAAATCTACAAATTTACCAGGTACTATCTCACCATTTTTAACAACAGGTATTTTACCTTTACCCATAATATCTCTTAATCTACTGTCACCTTTGTATGGATGTTTATCTAATACCCAACGATATGTAAAACCATCAACTGATTTAATAAAATGAGTACCTTCAATCATTACATCATTTGTTTGTTCTCTAATAAAACCTTCAATAGATTGCAACCATTGGTCTACAAAATCATCATCATCTATGAATTTGTAATCTCCTGATTTATCTGCTTGTGCTTGTCGCCAAAACATTCCTTCTTCTGATTTAATCCATTTATTTAAATCATCACTTCCATAACCAAACTCAGCAACTTTTCTACCTACAGGGTCTGTTCTAACTTGTAAATAATCCCATAGTTTATGTTCTGTGTATTTAGTTACATTTAAAGAAGGATGATTTTTAGGTAGTATAGAATATTCTGTATTAGCTGGATTCCATCTTTCACCCCTAAGACCACTAAGAGAAAATGTTTTCTGTTGTGCTTCTAACATTTCTTCTTGCATTTCAAGAGTTTGTATCATAGGTATATCATCTATTTCGTCTTGTGTATAACCTTTTTTTAACAATTTTTTATTGCTCATTTTTTTACCACTAGATAACCATTGAATGTAATGAAATGGATGTGTATATAGATTACCTTTTAATCCAGCCATAAACATACGTGCTTGTTCTTCCATAAACACACGTGTTAAAAATGCAAACCTAAATAGCACTAAAGGTTTAAATATTTTTCTTGTATAAAAGTCCAGAGCTCTTGTTGCTACATCTTGTTCTAGGTTTTTTCTAGGAATAATACCTTTTTTACCATATGGATTTTTATATGCGTCATCACCCCAGTTAGCTAAATATTGAACAAATGCTTTAGCATCTTGTCCAATTTGACCAATAATTGGATTAGCAGTAGGGCTAGGCATTTGTTTCCATATACCGCCTATTGTTCTATTTATGTATTGATAAGGTATTAATGGTGAATAGTTATCAACCATTTGTGAATACAACATAGCATTTGCAATAGGAACGTTATAAAACTTACCTTGTAAGTTAGCTTTAAATACTTGAAATTTATTACCAGGGTTAGGTAATGTTGTACCCATTCTTGATTGTGAATATACAACAGACCTATCTAATGCACCAAATTTTTCTGATACCCATTTTTTAAGTGGAGAAGCTACTTCATCACCAACAATATTAGCTGATTTTTTAACATCATCATCTGCTAATTGTCTAGCAAACTGTCTAACAGATTGTTTATCAGCAAAATTTAAATTTAAAAAGTCTAACAGTACAGCACTTTGTTGTTTTTCATTTCTTAAACCACTGTTAATTTCTAAATGTGATACAAGTTGTCGCCATGCTTTTGCTTTGTTGTACAAAGGTAATCCAGCATCAGGTACAATACTTAATAAATTTCTAAAGTATGGTTCATCAAAACTTCTATAAGCACCACCAAAACGTAAATACTTTTGTATTTCGTAATCACCATAATCAGTAAACAGTTCTCTAAATTTAGATTTTAATAATGGAACTTCATCACTTGTATTAACTGGTAAACTATCTAATGTTCCAGCTTTTACTGATTTAACTTTTTTACCAAGTAAACCACTAAAAACTGCAGTTTTAGTATTACCAATACCTCTAACACCTTGACCTATATAACTTCCTAAACTTCTAATAGCTGAATCACTATCACCTATAAAATCTAAAGGTCTAGCAATTATTCTGTCACGTAGTTTTTTACTGCTTTGTAATTTATCTGCTTGGTCAGCTGCATATCTTCTAACAGCATTAATAATTCCAGATTGTCCTACATCTGATATATCTTCTAACCTATCAATGTAATTAGTTTCTATAACATTTTTTCCACCTAATGTAGCTTTAGTATCAGATACTTTACGACCATTAGTTGCATAATCTTTTATTAATGCTTTAATTTTCATAGGGTTATCCATAACTAACATATCAGCAAGAATATCTGGATGGAATTGTCTAAACAAAGGCATTTTACTAACAGTACTTATTTTCTCTAATGATGTAGATGCAATTAACGTATACATCTTTTGCCATGCAGGACTTTCTAACACTTCATCCATAGCAGGATTAAATATTTTATTTGACGTACCAAAAATTAATGCTCTGCTTCTTTGTGTTTTAGCTTCTTTAATAGCAGAACGTACTGCCCTAGATTCAGATAGTATTTGATTACCATTAAATATTCTTGCAAGTCTATTGTAATTTTGTGTAGATTCTTCAGCTAAATCCTTACCAAGTAAATCATATGTATTTTCTATAATTTTATTTTTATCTAAACTAATACGTTTACCATTTTTAACTAATGAACCTGTGTCTAATAATTTACTTGCTCTATTTAAATCATTCCAACCACCTAATATTTTTGCACCTTTTTTAAATACGCCACCAAAAAATAATTCAGGAACTTGATGTACTATGTCAATAGCACCAGAAGCAAATGCAAACTCTTTAGAACCAGGTATATATATTTCTGATGCATACAATTTACCTGGTGAATATTCTAAAAGAATGTTATCTTTTTCCCATGCTTGATGTCTACCAGGACTGTCAGCAACAAATACTCTATTTCTAGTAAATCTACCTGCATAAAAGTTAATTTTGTTTGGTTTATTAAGAGATGAGTAATATAATTCACCATCTTTATCTGGAGCTACTAAAGGTTTACCAATAACGTTATAAACCATTTCTGCTGCTTTTTCTGGTGATAATTGTCGTTCTATTAAATCTGCATACATAGCAGTATCTTCTGCTAGTACAGGTCTAAATATTGCTAATGCATCTCTATCAAAGTTTACAGGTTTATCAACTCTACCTATTTTCATACCAAATATATCGTGTTCTTTAGATAAAACACCATTACGTGCTACAGCACTCCATAATGCACCTAATCGTGTTTGACCAGATTTTAACCAAGCTTCTTGTGCTATAAGTAATTCTTTTTTAGCTTCACCAAAAAATCCTTGGTCAACACCTAAACCAGGAACTTCGCTTCTACTAATATCAATAAACTGTGTATCTTGTGCTTCAGCAAGTGACATACCATTTTGCATAAATTCATCTGCTTTAGATAATGCAGAACGATATTCTAATAATCTACCTTTTTGAAATGGTTCTCCTGGTGTAAAAACATTACCTACTACACCAGCAATATTCATTTTTCCAGATGGTCCAAATGTTTGCCATACCCACTCTAAACCTAACATAGCCCATACACCCCATTGAGCATCTCCAGGTTTAGCACCACCAGGAAGACTACCATTGAAAAACAAATCAGTTAAGTTAAGACCCATATGTCTTTCTAAATCTTCTGGAGTATATTTATCGTATATATTTTGATATAGTTCTGTTTGTTTTTTTAAATACTCGTCAGCTATCTCATCTTCAATATCATATAAAGTTTGTGAACCTATAGGTATTTGTGCGTTGTATGCATCAAAAGTTTCTCTAAGAGGTAATGATTCGTGAGTAGATACTAATTCTTCAAACCTAGAAACTTCACCTAGATTTTCTTTAAAGAATTCTACCTTTTGATTGTATATTCTTTTTTCTTTTTCTTTTTGAAGAAAATAATTCTTCTCATCTACCCAATCATGGTACATTAGGACCTTCTATTTATTAAATCTAAAATAATAGGAGATTTACTCACTTCATACATTGCCATTAATGTTAAGTCCATATCATCAATATTTACTTGTGGAGTATAACCATCTCCTAATGGTGAACCTGCAGTAGGTGATTCCCCTGGTCTTTCTGTAGGTGCAAACACATTTGGACGTGCAACTTCCTCTTTTGGAGGGTTCATGTTAATTTGCATTGGTCCTTGTGCTGGTAGGGGAGCGGCTTGTTGTTGTTGTAACAATTGTTGTTGTTGACCATAAGGTAAACCAGGCATATCTCTTAAAGGTTGTTTTTTACTACCTGCACCACCATCAGTTCTATTTCTATTTTGTGTAGCTACTGGAGCAGGTTTATTAGGTTGTCTATATCCACCTCGTCTACTTTTGGCCATAAAACTCTCCTGTTAGTAAAATTATAATACCAGGTGCTGGATATATGATTTGTTTAACATCATCACCCATAACATCAAGTTCATCAACAACACCATATTCTTGATATATAGTTTCCCAAAAAGTATTTTCATAATATTCTTCCATTACATACCACCTAGGGCACCTGCAATTGTAGGTTGCCCACCCATCATTTGTTGTTGCATCATTTGTTGTTGTATCATCATTTCTTCTTCAGGTGTCATCTGTGGTTCTTGTGGAGTATAAAACTGTTTCATAATATCTGTTATAGCAGTTGGATACTCATAAATAGCTATAGCAGCCATTGTAGCTGCAGGGTCACCTTGTGCAGACCTAGCTAATATAGAATCAAACAATACTTGTTCAGCTTTGTTTTTACGTATACGTTCTTGTACCTTAGCTATATTCTCTAAACCATCAATGTTATCTTGTAATGTTTCTACGTCTATAACACCTGCTTGTAATAATTGCAATCCAGTTACAATTTTCTGAGGTTCATCAAAACCAGCCATAACTCCATAGATACGTCTAGTTTTAAAGTCACCACCAATATCTTGTATTACACTATAGTTTTCACTAAAAGCTGCACCATTAAGAAAACCAGCCATAGGTTTTTTAGATATACCTTGTGAGTAAGATAGTATTACATCCATTTCTAATCTTTTAGCATCCATCTGTGTTATAGCTGATTTAATAATATCTCTATATTCTGAAATCATAAGTGACATAGTGCTGTTAAGTTCAGATAGTCCAGCACCAGTAACAAAACTATTTGGAGATTGGCTATCGTCTGTTACAGGATAACCACCTACCATACGCAATTGTCTTTCTAATCTATCTATTTGTTGAAACAATTGATACGGCATATTGTTCATTGGTTTAGAAACTTGTGTACCAGGAGCTAAATAGTTAACTGCAAATCTACCTTTACGGTATTGTCCACTCTCTATCTCTCCAGAAATGTTTGTTTCTGTAAATACACTATCTTCCATAGCAATAGCTGACATAATATTTATTTTTGCCATCATTGCCATTAAACCTATTACGTGGTCATATTGTCCTTTAAGCTGGTCAAAAGATACACGTTTCATAAATACAAACGGTGGAGTAGATAATACGTTAGGTATAAAGTCTAAAATCATATTACGTTCTGGGAATACAATGTATGTACCTCCCATATCATAGTATTCAATAATTCTTACACCAGAGTATGTATTATCTTCCCAAGCTTGTTCTCTGTTATTTTCATAAGACAAAAATGGTGTAGCATTATCTTGTGCTTCTTCAGCATCTTCATCTTGTTTTAAAATCTGTTCTGCAAACTCTGGATAGATTTGTGCAAGTTTATATCTAGGTACACGTCTAATAACAGCCATTTCTCTTGGTTGTTGGTCAGGACCTAAGTTACCTACAAAAGTATCATAAGGGTCACGTAATTCTGCACTAGGATAAAAGAAACCATTAGTATCACGTTTAGTTGTAATAACCCAAGCACAGTAACCATAACCAGGTAACCATCTGGATGCTTGTTGTAATTGATTTAATAAATTTTGTTTATCATCATAGTTAGTTACAATACGTTCTAATTTTTCTGCACGCATCTTAGCTCTAGTAGAATCATTATCATTAGGTACATCAACTCTAACTTGTGGTATACCTGAAATCTTTTGTGCTAGTCGGTCAATACCAGACTGCAACATGTTAGGAGCTGGTAATAAATCAGAATCAGAGGTTTCCATTGTATTACCTAGTAATGCTTTAATACCATCTGAACCACCATTAAGAATAGCTTTTATTCTAGCTTTCTGTACTTGTCTTTCTTGTACTAGCTTACCAGATGTAAGTTCAGCAGCGTTTCTAACTATTTCGTCATAAGTTTTAACATCTAATTTTTCTATGCCCATGGTGCCTCGTTTGTATCAGTCATCTTATAATCTCCATAACTAGGATTATAATCTAATCCTATGTTTGCAGTATGCTCTTTTTGCATACGCCTAAAAACTTTCATTGGAAACCAACTAGCCATAACTATATCAGTTTTCTCTTTGTTTCGTTTAGAAACAGGTTTTCCATCAAAGTATAACAGTTGTTGCCTATATTTCTGTATTTTAGAATTAGATTCTCCATCACCAACAGGTAAGTGTATACGTCTATCTTCAAATAAATCTGCCATAGCACCAACACCATAAAGTGGGTCATGTTTGTTTTTACCTGTTAAATGACCTTGTACAGTTATACCAGTACGTAATGTAAATTCTTTTATTGCAGCATCTTGTCGTATAGCAGATTGAAATCCGTTTTCTTCTACTATCCAATGTCTACAATCGTACTCGTGTAACCATATTGCCATTTGGTCTAACGCAGCTCTAATACCACCACCACGTCTGTTTTCTAAATCAACTAAATATAACTCACCTCTGTATTGGTCTATACCCCACAATACCGATGCTTGATAACCACTTGATGCAGGGTCTAATCCAGCAACAAGATATAAGTTTTTATATACCTGTCCTAGTACTAAGTCAGGTCGCATACATTGGTCAATAATATTCATAGTAAATATTTGTGTACCTTCTACGTAAGCTTGGTTGTAATAAACCATTTCGAATGTCTGCCTACCACCTGTTGACTCAGCAGAGTGTAACCTAGACATTAACCATTTGTAAGTTCTTTTCTTTGGCCATAACATACAATCAGTATGTTCATCTTCTAAGTGTTCTGGTATTACACAATCCAATGTATGTGCAGTTTCTACAATACTTGTAAAGTTATCTGATTCAAGTAAGTGATTATATAAATCATCAGGGTGCTGACGTGAACCAATAACAACTACAGCAGTATGTTCCTCTTTACGACTAGATAATGTTGTAGTCCACCATTGTCTTGTACTTTCTCTAGCACCAGGTTGCATAGTAGTTTGATGGTCCTCAATGTCATCAGCAATAATTATGTCACAGTCACGTGATAGAATCTTTCCACCCTTACCTACAGCAACCATTGT